ATGTAGATGGCGTCCTATTAGGAAAAAAGCGCTCAGCTTTCGTCACCACCGTGTGCGTGGCTTGTGCGGTGGGTCCGGGTTCTTAAGCGGGTCGCCTACCTTGACGTTGCAGGCTCGGCACGCCGCGACCAGGTACGCCGGGTCGTCACCGGTTACCGCGCGACCGAACGTATGGTGTACCTCGGTTGCTACCTCCAGGCAGCGGGCTACCGTACCGTTGGTAGTGGTCCACTCCCCGGGGATATTGATCTGGCAGCGATACTTGTCGCGTTGGAGTACGTACAGACGTACACGCCGCCACTTAGGTGTACTCCCGCTCTTCCAGTTGCGGCTCATAATCAATCCTAATCTAGTCACTACACGCAGCTAATACCGTCGTCTCGTTGTCGTTCCAGCAGGCGTTTGCGTAGGGACTCCAGTTCCTCAAACCATTTCAGCTCGAACTGTATCGACTCGTCCTGCTGGCGCTCCGCCTTGGTCATGTGCCAGTAGCATCGTCGTAACAGGGTCCCGTCATAGAGTTGACGCACTGGTTTTGTGCAACGTCTACGAGTCCACCTTGTCTTCGCAATACACCGCACCTTAAGTCTTATCTCCATATCTATAACTCCATTACGCGCTTGACATGTGATTTGACATCTACCGCTTGACATGTGCCTGACATCGCCTGACAAACAGCTATCTACCTTGCCGTTTCCGCTTGACATGTCGTGTCAAACCAGTTGGACATTTCTCCAACTACTAGGGTTTGACATGTCAAGCGGTGATGAGTTTTAGGGCAATCCGTCCTTCACTGTCTTGATGTAGCGCTTAATCTGGCGATCGCCCATGTTGAGGACCGGCTCAAGGCGTCGTGCGCGAGCCGAGTCGTTGTCATCCGGGTATGCCTCTATGTCCCGCTGGATGATGAGGTGTCGTTCTACCGCGTTTGTGACGGCCTCACCCATGCTTAGCCATCGCAGGTCGGGATACTGGACCTCGTACGTAGCGCTCAGTCGCCTCTTGTCCGCGATCTTTGACTTCTCACAGCTAAGTGAGCCCCCGGCCATGTGCCACTCGGTGTATGTGAGTTGACGCCACGCGCTGGATCCCCGCATGCGACGCGCGTCCCCGTGTGGTGGGTGACCTAGTGCTAGGGTCGCGGCGCCCCACGCCTCCGAGATCTTCTTCATAGCCTTGATGACGGGGAACACATCTCTCGACCCGTTGTCATCTGCCATTCCCATGCCGTAGATGACGTCGAACACCACGAGTCCGGGGCGCTCAACCTTGTACTCATCCAGCAGCCACTCCACGTCATTGCCGTGAACGAGGTCTACCGGTACGTCCAGCACGAAGATTTGGTTCTTGGCATCGGCCCACGCTGGCTGTGATGTGAAGCGTTCCGCGAAGTCGTGTAGCCCCTCGCTAGCCACCCACAGCACGTTGCGAGCCTCTGAGACACGATGTCCCTGCCAGGGTGTACCGGTTGCAACCGCGAGTGCCCAGTCACGCGCGAGCAGTGACTTACCTGCCTCGCTGGGGCCACCTACGAGGTTCATCTCCGCAGCGAGAACCTCACGCATGATGACCGGGGGCGGGGGAATGTCGGCGAACTCTGCGGCCGTGCGCTTTGTGCGTGGTCCGCGTGCCGCCGCGAGGTCTTCCGCCTCCAAACGTTGCCGCGCATCACGATCCGCCCGAAGCCACCGGAGCCGCTCATCCGTTTGCGACTCCATCTGGTAAAGCTTCTCGTAGTCAGAAGGCAGCAGTGCCTTGTGATCTGGACCAAACATCCCGAGACGAACGAGCTTTTCAAACGGGACCGGAGCGCCAACCTGACCTCTTAGGAACTCACGTGCGAGTTCCTGACGTATGATCCAGATTTCCTCTTCCGTTAGTGGCCACTCTCCGCCGTGCTCTGGTAGTGGAAATCCCAGACGGTCGAGTGTCGCCGCGACTGACTTAAGATCCCGCAGTGTCGCACCTTCGGGCGCCCAGGCTGGTTTATCGGTGTCGATTTCTGATATAATATTCATAAGGATTCCCCGAACACTAGAAGTGAGACCCTGAGCTTTGGGAGGCGCGGGGTCTCACTTCAACTTGGTAACCAGCGAGCTGAGCTGCCAAACTGCGAGCAGCGAGATAAAGAGAACCGCAGACCACGGCAGCTCGGCCCTGACTCCGCCTTCTAGCGCAATGAGTCCGAAGCCGGCGCAACCCGCGTACGCGAGAACGAGTAGGACTCGTCGTTGCGAGCGACGTCTACGCCGCGCTGTCACAACCTGCGTCGCCATAACCCACCACCTCTGACGTGAGTAGGGCAGCGAGACGCGCGGTCATTGCGTCAGACTCGACGCGTTCCGGGATTCCTTGTTCGCGACGCTCCTGGCGTCCACGCTGGATCGCCGCATCACGGATGCGGTCGCGTTCCTCGGCGGTCACCGAACACTCGCCTGGCGGTAATGCACGAAGCGGTCGCCCCGCCGATAGCGGATCGGAAGCTTGAGGAAGTCCTCGTTGAAGAGATCGGTCAATGGTCGATTGAGCAGCTTTGGCAACTGCTCGCGTACGACTAGTGACGGGGTGACGTACCCGTGTATGACACCGTTGAGGTGGGCGCGCTTGACGCCAATTTCACGGGCGGCTGCAGAGACGGTCCAGCGCTGCTGCTGGAGGATCTCGATGGCAGGTTGAGGGCCAAACGAGGGAGGCACGGGTTAACTCCTGAAGGAGTCCCCACTTCCACGCTGCGGCACGCAACGGACTTGAGTCCTTCAACGACGCGGGGGTGTCTGGCGTCGAGAGCTACCTCTGCAGCGGGTCAACGGCGCGGTCCCTTTGGACTTGCGCAGCTACCGGTCGACCGGCAAATCAACTGTACAAGGTGTCGGTTGAACTCATCCGTCGCACCGAACGGCACTACTTCTCTAGTTACATATATGTACTCCTTTATGCAAAAATGTACGTCAATGTTACTCGACCTGATACAGTACCAACATGATCACGGAGTCAAACCGGACAGCGATCTACTGCCGGATTAGCAGTGACCGCGCAGGGGCGGGGTTGGGCGTCGCTCGCCAGGAGAAGGAGTGCCGTGAACTAGCTCATCGCTTGGGTTGGACGATCAGTGCGATCTTCACAGACAACGACATCTCGGCGTATTCGGGCAAGACACGTCCCGGCTACGCGGCGCTCCTGGCAGCGATCAAGAATCGAGACGTCGACGGCTTGATCGTCTGGCACACGGATCGCCTGCATCGCAACGTCCGCGAGTTGCTGGACTTCATCGACGTCCTACGCGACGTTGAGTATGAGTTCTTGGTGCGTACCGTCCAGGCCGGTCCCGTCGACATCTCGACGCCAACTGGTCGCGCGCTCGCTGTGACGTTCGGCGCGTGGGCACAGCAAGAGTCTGAGCATAAGGCTGAGCGGATCCGGTCAAAGCACCGCGAACTGGCCGAGAACGGTAGGGAGAAGGGTGGGGGTCACCGGCCGTTTGGGTACGAGCAGGACCGCGTGAACATTCGCGAGTCGGAGGCTACGTTGATCCGAGACGCGACACACAAGATCCTCAACCAAGGTATGTCCCTTAGCGGTATCTGTCGTGACTGGAAAGACGCGGGTGTTCAGACCGTCTCGGGCGGCCGCTGGACGCCACACGTGTTGCGACGCGTGCTGATGTCGGCACGGATCTCCGGTCGCCGTGAACATCGCAAGGTCAAGAACTTGGGTGAGATAACCGCCAAGGCTGAGTGGCCCGCGATCATCTCAGCGGACGACAGCGACCGGCTTCGTGAGTTGCTGAGCGATCCCAGTCGCACGACGAACGGTGGCATCAACGCTCGCAAGTACCTGCTCAGCGGTTACCTCTACTGCGGCATCGAGGGTTGCGGCCGTAGGTTGATCGCACGGCCACAAGGTGATCACCAACGTTCGTACGTCTGTGCTGAGATCGGTCGCGCGCACCTGCGAGTTCACGCAGAGTCGTTAGAGCTGTACGTGACCGAGGTGATGCTCGACTACCTCGGTGAGTTCGTGAACCTTGCAGCGGCGATTCGTAGTCGTTCAGAGAGCGTCCAGGAGTCAAAGCTCTGGTCAGAGTTGCGCGACTACCAGACCCGGCTGGAGCAGGCTGAGCATGCGTTCTGGGTCGCGGGCAAGATGTCTGAGGCAACCTTCCAGCGGGTGACGCGCGACCTAGAGGCCAACGTCCAGCGGGTGCGACACTCGTTGTCACTGTTCCGCTACGACGCGGTGCTCGCCGACGTCCCCGTCGCTCCAACGTTGACTCGTGAGCGCTGGGATAGGTCGGGCCTGGCGTGGCGACGCCTGCTCCTAGGTGCGCTCATCGAGCGTGTCACCGTTGGGCCGGGGCTTCGTGGCCGCAACCGGTTCGACCCGGACCGTATCCAGACTACGTTTCGTCGCCCGGAGTGACCTGTAGGTCCTCCGCTGGACGCATCTAACCCCTAGTCCGTTGGTAACTGCTGTCCTTAGTTTGATCTCCGCTGGAGGATGCTCTAGGGCGTTGCCCGACTTCAGGACACTTAGGACAACTTGGGTCTTTCCTGTTTACATGGTGCATTAGTCCTGATTGATTTAACTCAACGCCGTCCACTGTGGACGGTCGCGAGGAAGGACAAGGACCGTGACGCAGGCAGTCAAGACCAACGGCAAGGCGCACGACCCAGCCAAGATCCGTGGACGGCGCGAGTCGCTGGACGTGTCGCGCATCGCGCTCGCGGAGCTGACCGGCCTACCGACCAGTCGCATCTGGGCGGCGGAGCAGGACGGCAAGGAGGTCAGCGAGGAGCACATCACGATCATTTGCGCCGCGCTGGACGGCGTGGAGAAGAACGGCCTGCCTGATCACCTGCGGCCGAAGCAGCGCGCGGCGACCCGGACGCCCACCTCACGGCTCAAGCAGGTGGCCGCTCTGCTGGATGAGGCACTCCGGACGCGGACCGCGAAGGAGATGCGGGCGGTCATCGAGCAGGCCCAGGCCGTGATCGTCGGCGAGCCGGAGACCCAGCCCGAGCCGACCGAGTGATCAGGACTCCGGGACGAACGTTCCGCGACCACGAACTCCGATCACCACACCGCGATCACGCAGGATGCGCATGACGATCGCGACCGTCGCTGGCGAGACTTCGTACAGTCTCGCCAGTGCCGCGTACGTCGGGAGCTGTGTGCCGGGCGGGTACTCGCCGGTGCGGATGCGCTCGGCCAGATCGTCAACGATCTGGTCGCTCGACATCGGGATCTTCGGCACAAGGCGATCTTCTTCTTTACGAAACGTAGTGAACATACGGACGTTGCGTTCTCTAGGTTCTCTAGATAAGTTGTTGGAGGGGTGTGCTGGTCGACGCCTGGGCGGGCTCGGTCGGTACGCCCCTTCCACATGTCGGCACATGGAGGCATGACATGAACGAAACCGGTGAGCTTCCCGAGGTGATCCTCACGCTCGACCTGTGCAGCATCCGGGCGTTCATCATCGAGGACGACGGCGACATCATCCTCGTGATCAACGACGGCGACGTCGCGATCCGGCTGGAGCCGTTCTCCGGTGATGGCGCGGGTTGGGAGCAGCGTTCGGCGCTCGGCGCCGAGCGGATCGCGGCGGTCGCGACGATGTTCGCGGCCGAACAGCGAGAGCGAGGTGGCATACCAGCCCAGCGGGACCTACCACCCGAGGTGAAGATGCTTCACGGTGGCTGGCCGCCGAACGTCATCCCAATGCAGAACGACCCCGGAGCCTAGGCTGCCTCGTACTGGCCCCAAACAGCGATGCTATCGCCGGTCCCCCAGGCGTGCGGAACCGCGGTCGCGACACCCGGTAGGACGGCGGACGTGTTCAGCACGAGCAGGTTCACCGTCGAGCCACTCACCAGCCGCACCACACCGAAGCGGTTGGCCACACCGGCATCGGTGTAGTCACAGATCCCCAAGGTGAACTCAGTGTAGTCACCTGGCGTAACCGGAAGTGTGATCTGCACCGGCGCCGCACCAACCGCTGAAGTTGAGCCGAGCACGAACCGAAACCGGTACCGGACCGTCTTGCCGATCTGGTGATACCGGGCAAGCACCGTGCCGTTGCCCTGCGTTAGGTTCGTGAGGGTAGGCGTCCAGGTTGTCCACGCAGCCCGCATGGCGTCGATCTCGTCGAGGATCATCTCTAGCGCGGCACCGTTCGGGAACCCACCCGGTGCAAGCGCTGGTCGAACCCAGCCGGTCATAGCGCGATCACTCCCAACCGCCAGCCGTGGACGGCCTTTGCCGCCGCGATGCTCTTGCTCACGCCATTCACGGCGCGAGTAACAGTGGCCGTCTGAAGCGGCCTGAACGCCACCACACCGGCGCGCGAGATTGCCGATGCGCCACCGGTCACGGTGAAGCTGCCCGAGGCGACGTCGGTGGCCGTGGTCTGAATGTCGTAGTCGGCCACGATGCCCTGGTCATCGCCTGTGGTCGTGGCGTTGTCCATGATCTCCGCGTCGCCCACCGTGGCCACACTTGTCCAGTCGTCCTGCTTCCAGCCCAGGAACAGGATCGTGCTGTTGTCACGGCGTACCGACAGGGCTGGGTACGCAACGTTCTGCGCGGAGCCGTTGAGCTGAGTCTGCGGTGAGACAGCGGTGGCGTTGTATCGGCCGCCGTCCAACTCCAATGACATGCCGCTGAAGGCGAACATCCGGGCCGAGGTGTCGGCGTTCGCTACCCCACCCGCGAACGTGATCGTAGGTGCAGCGTCCCCGGTTACGTAGTACTTCCCGAACAGCACGGCGTTCGCGCAGTCGACGAGCTTCGTGTAACCCGCCGGGGTGTTCGGGGTACCGGTACCTGAGTTGCGAATGGCCACCCACACGAAGAGCGCTTGCCCAACGTCGGGGGTCATACCCGCTGGAAGACCCGGCGTGACCGATGCGTTGACCGCGTGTGCGACGGTTCCAGCGGCGATGAACGCTGGCGTGTCCGTCGTCATCGCGGTGACAGTCATTGCCTCGCCGTCGATGATGATGTGATAAGGCTCGTCCACTGTGGACCACTCGGGTCCGCTCGATGTAGCTATCTTCAGCGACGTAGCCGCAGCGTTCACGGCAGCGACGAGCGTCGAACCTCCCGAGTCCAACTCCCACACCTCCCACGGCCAGCCGGGTGTCACGTTCCACGTGAGCGTCCGGGTATGCGTACCGATGCCCTCCACCGAGCCCTGCACTAGCAGTGCCACCATGTCCGGTGGCAGCCACGCTGGTAGGCCGTCCATGCGAAGCTGGTCACCGGTATCCAGCTCGGCCAGATCGGCGGACAGGTCCGGGTCAGCGGCGAGTTCGGCCGACACGAACTCAACGCTCACCGTTGGGTATCGCAGCTCGTCCCATGTACCACGGTGACGAATCCAGTCGGCGAGAAGCTGAAGCTGGTCGTCGGTCTCCACTACGGCGTCGATCTCGCCCCGGTCGTAGGTACCCACGCCGTTGGGTGGCGCCTGCGTGGTCAGCGTGTGGTACAGGTCCGTGGCGATGTCCAATGTAGACCGTGCCGATGACCCTCCCGGTCGCGACACCGTCACGTCATTGTGAGTCAGCTCGTTGTCCTCGACCGGCTCAAGCGGGGGCAGGATCACACCGGCTGAATAATCAAGCAGGGGTCCGATCTGGTTGTACAGCGACACCCTCGTGCGGTACGTCAGACCAAGCTCGGTGCGCGTCTCGAACAGGGAACCTTGGTCCGCGGTGGCGCACTCCTCCAACACGCTAACCAACGTGTCGACACTCTGTGGTCCCATCGGCGCCGTGTTGTCGAGGTCACCGACCGACGCGAATGCGATGCCCTCTTCAAGGCACAACCGCTGGACGCGGCGACCAGCCGTCTCACCGGCGTAGCCGATACCGGCGTCGTAGTGGTCATCTGGGTTATCGTCCGACCAGATGGTGATGTGAGCCTGTGACAAAGACTCGATGTTCGACAGTGTGTACAGTCCCGAGGCGAACTCACCGGTTGGGTCACCAACCTTGATCCGCTTCGGATGACCGAGCGTGTTGTGTGTACCGTCCACTGCGCTGTCACGACTACTACCGTCGACCCAGAACGTCAGCGTCACATTTCCGCCGGACTGGATCGCACCGACTCGCCACTGGTGCCAGTTGCCATCCAGCAGGTCAACGCTGGATCCGTTCCAACTCACCGACGTCGCAGAAAGCGACGTGTGATCGATAACGAGGGTGAGACCCTCAGATGAGCCGATGCGCGCGACGTACAAGATGAAGTCGACCGCTCCGAACGTACCCACGGCAACGTTCCACACCGCGAGCACAGCCTGAGCGTCGCTCGCGGTGGTTGTGGTGGCGCGAAACCATCCACTGATCATCCACGTGGTGTCGGCAACGTCGAGGTTCTCGATCAGTCCGTACCCGCTGTACGCGCCAGACGACATGAAGTCGGGAAACTTAGCCGGGTCACCAGGCGGGCCATCCACAGCAGCCAGGCTCGGGCTGTTGAAGATGGGCATCGGGGTGCCGCCGCTGAGCGCTGAGCCAAACTGAGTGGCGTCCGAGCCGTCGGACAGCGGCCAGTAGTAGACCGGCGAGGTGATCGGAATGGCTCGCAGCAGCGGCGCCTTCAACGCCCTGGCACCTTCTGTAAGCCGGCGCAGGATACCCGCCGCCTCCACGGGAACCCGGACCTTCCTGTCACCCGGCTCCCAGCGCGGCGCCCAGGTCGGAACTTCCATGACCGCGCGCACGTCGCCGTCGACCGAGATGCGTATCGGCGTGTTCCGACCGAGCTTCTGCCAGTACGTGGACGTGGGTACCCGGTTCGACCAGCGACCATCCTTGTCACGGTCGTAGAGAGTGAGCGTGCAGCTTCCTGGACTGGACTTGGACGAGCGCGAGTCTGCGCCTCGAGTGATGGTGATCGGGTCATCAGTCAAGACGTAGCGAGGCTCTGCCGTTACGTCGACCCAAACTCCGTCGATGAACAGCTCCACGGTCCTAGCCATGCGTCACCGCCGGCCGAACGCGACTTGTACATCCCCACCACCGTGAATGGTGACCAGTCGCTTGACCAGTTCAACGATCGCGCGATCACCGGCGAACTCCAGCCGGATGACCTGTCCACCGCCACCGCCCCCACCCGCTGGAACCACACGCTCGCCGGCCTGAAGCACCGCCACGACCTCACGACCAAACGCGCCAGACACGACACCACCGGTGTGGAAGTGCGGTAGCTTCGGCGCGCTGATCGTCTTGCCACCAACGAACGGCACCCAGGATGGTACGGTCCAGCTCAACCGGCCGATGGTGTTGTTCCACGCGTCAGCGACGAGGTTGAACGCGAACCGGAACGGACGCAAGATGATGTCAACGAGGTTCGAGAACGCTATCTTGATCGCGGTTGGGATAGCTTTGAACGTGGCCACCACACGATCAAACACACCAACGATTCCGGGCCACAGCGTGCCAGACAGCCAGTTCCACACGGCCATCGCCGCGTCCTTGATGCCGCCCCACACCACTCGCCAGATGGTCTGGAACCACGTGGTCTTGGTGGCGATCAGCACAATCACGGCGACCAACGCGACGATGCCGGCGATGACGAGACCGATCGGGTTGGCGCTAAGCGCAGCGTTGAGTAGCCACTGCGCACCGGCCCAGATCTTCGAACCAACCGCTGCGGCCTTGCTCACGACCGTGTGAGCTACCGTGGCCAGGTTGCCAGCCTTCAGCCAGGTCACCATGCCCTTGAGGCTGGGTATCAAGAAGTTGAAGATGCCGGACGCCAGGTCACCTACACCGAAGCCAAGCAACAGCAACGTCTGTAGGCCGAAGTCACCGGACGACGCCGCTCGCAGACCTGAGAACCCATCCTGCAGACCGGTGAGGGTGTCGCGGAAGCCCATCGCCCTGGTCTCGGTTCGGTCTGCCGCCTCGCCCACTCGGTCGAACGCGTTGGCAGACTCACGTACCTCGCGCGACATGGACTTGGCACTGTCACCCACACGGTCGAAGGTGCGCTCCAGTTGTGCGGAGTCACCAGCGAAGGTGAGCGTGACCTGGTTCTTTCCAGCCATTACGTCACCTCCACGCCGGCCTGGCGGGCGACATCGAGAAGTGCCTCACGCATGATGTCGACCAGCTCGCCCGAGTCACGTGCCTTGTAGTAGCCCGCGTACAGGTAGCGCCCTTCCTTTAGGAATGCGCGCTTCACGCTCTTTCTCTTACCGATCCGACCACCGAAGTCGAGCCACGGGTAGTACGGCGCCTTGCGACCACCGGCCGATACGCGAACGGCGGTCCGCGTGGACTGGGGTTTGATGCTGCCTGCGGCCTTGCCAGACCTCCTTGGAACACGCGGTCTGGCATAGCCAATGACTACATCGGCTGCCTGGTTCATGGCCAACCGAAGTGCCTTGGGGAGGTCGGAGTCTAGCTTGCGAAGGTTGCGGTTGAACTCAGCCAGACCCTGGATCTTGATCGGCTCAGCCATGTTCAACCTCCCTTCACCTTGTTTAACTCAAGTTCTTCACGCTGTGCCTTACGGCTGTAATACATGCCCCAGTGAATGAACTCGTCGTTAGACATCTCAGTCCGCATGCAAGCCACCGTCATCCCCAGCTTCTGAGCTAGGAAGAACTCGAACTCCATCGTCGGGTTCGCCTCGAAGGCTTTTGTACGCCTCCTTCGCAGCCGACTCGATCAAGCCGGACAGCTCACCGATTCGACGTGAGACCAACTCGACATCACCGGCCGGCCACGCATCCATCAACCGCTTCACATCGGCATCAGTAAGCTGCTGCGAGTCATCGACCACCACGCCGTACTTGATGACGGTCCGTTCCTTGTCTGCGAGTGATGGCGCCGACTCCACGCGAAACGCCTCTGCACGAGACAAAGCGCGCACCCTTACCACACCAAAGCCGGGGATATCAACGTCATCCTCTGGCAGACGCGGCTTGAGTAGCAGGTCCTTGTCCATCTCACTTCCCTACGACTGTGCGGTGGTGGTGATCTCACCGTCGATGTCAAGCTCCAATGACCAGCGAACGTGGTCGGCGACAGGGTTCGTCTCGGTGTACTTGACAATGACTCCAACAAACGTGTCCTGTGGCTTACCCGAGCCGGTTCCCTCGGGACGTCGCGTGATTCGAACTAGTGTCTCGGTGTCATCGTCGTAAAGCGGCAGAATCACAGCACGCGGACCGACGGACGCAGCCGAGTCGTAGACACCCGACATCGTGAAGGTGCTGTCCTTGAGGCCCTTCGCCTTACGCTTCGCGTCGTTGCCATACGTGGTGACCTCGTTGACATCGCGTTCGCGAGGAATCTCGGACGTGTCCACATAGGTCGAGATGTCAGAGCCACCAGACACCGGAACGCTCGCACTCGATATGAGTACGATCGTATTCTTGCTGTGCACCAAACTCATGTCAGGCTCCTCGTCCTGCGATGTCGAGATTAAAGATGGCGCACAAGTAGTCGTTTCCGCCGACTGTGTTTACGTCAGTGACCCAGTCCTTCACACGTACCGCATCACACGAGGTGTAAGAACCCCTGTCGCCATCGAGTAGTGCCTTCACCGACTCTGACCCAGAGCCGTCCATGTACTTCGTAAGCAAATCACGTGTCTGCCGCGCGGTAGGATTACCAACCGCGACAACTACGACGCCGTTCATTCGATCAAAACCACGACCGTAAGTCTCATCGAAAGTGCCCTCGGTCGGGTACTCAACTATCGCGGCGGGCGCGATGATGGTTGCCTGGGGATATGCATAGGTTCGACCAGCGAGCGACGGAGCCTGACGGAGCCGCACCGCGATCTCATCCATGACATCACCAATGTTCATCAGAAGTTCCTCCGTGGTCGGACATACTTCCTCAGCGACACACCAACATCGGGATCAACGCGTGATAGCAGGCGCATTTCATTGCCTTGGTCTGGACTCCCAGCGATACCAAACGGCGAGTCACGCCGAACGGCGAAGCGATTCGACTGAAGAAGACACGCCAGCTCAACCGCGGCAGGAACAGCCGACCAACCCCAGTCTTCTGTGGTGATGGCGACGCCGTTCTCAACGGACGTTGGCTGGATCACCGAAGTAATACGAACCGCAATACGCGTGTACGGCATTCCCTCGTACAGCCCGGCGTTTGTAGGTTCGAGTGCGTAGTCGTTGATGACGCCGTCAGATGTCTCTACGACTACACTGCCAGTAACCGGCATCAAGTCGTCCATGAGCACGACCCAGCGGCGTCGACGGTAGTTGTACGATGCGGTGTAGAGACGCTCCTGAGATGATGCGACCCGACCGAACTGACGATTGCAGTGATTGTCAATCGCACGGGAGGCAGCGGTGATGTACATGGCCAGCTGGACATCATCGACTAGGTCGTCCACGCGAACGTAGTCCTTCAGCTTAGTCAGCGTGGTGTAGTCAGGGGCCCACGTCATCTCCGCTACCTCCCTTCACAATCGTCAGTTGGTCGGACTACGCATTGTCATAGATGACTTGTCGAACCCCTCCGATGTCGGTGTTAGCGAACGCCTTGTAGCCCCAGATCGCCAGGTCCACCATCGCGACCGGCGCGTAGCCGCCAGCGGAGGGGGTGCCCGGGAACTCAAGCCGCTGCGGAGTGGTCGCCCAACCCCATACGACCGCTGGATCGAAGAGCCACGAGTTGTTCGCCGAGCCACTAACTGCGGTGAGTGCGCCCGTGGGAATACCGACCACACCAGCCAGGTCGAGCTGCCGGAAGCGCGAACTCGCGGCTCCGGCCGCGTTCATCGGGTTGATGATCGGGTACAGCAGCCGGCCGTCGGAGTCCTTCGCCGCAACGAACGCCTTGTACAGCCACTTCTCCAGCGCGAATGCCGAGAAGTCATAGCTCCGAACGTTGAACTGCAGATCCGCCAACGCGGAGTTCCACGCGGCCTGAAGTGCGGAGTCAACGACGGCGACACCGAGGTTGATGTCGGTAGCGGCGGTGAGCGTGTTCAGGAACGTCCCCGCTGCTGTCTCAAGGCCCTCACGGTAGCCACGCACCATCTGGTTGAAGATGAGCGTCGAGACCGCCGGGTTGCCACCCATGTCCCAGACCTCGCGGGTGATGGATGCCTTGCCACTGAGTGCGGTTGGCGTCACCGTCTGGCTGGTCGTGACGAACGTACCGGCGGTCGGTTCGGTGCCCTCGGTGTGATCACCAACCAGGCCGCTGGACGAGCTGAACTTCGGGAAGACGAACGGCTGCACCCCGTTCGGCGGAACACCGCGACTGATCATGTTCCACAGCGGTGTCGGTAGGTCGCGCTGGTCGACGTACATGTCGGGACGCTGGATGTCCGGGTTCAGCTCGTTGACGTCGGTCGTGACGACGGTCGAGAACGTCTCCTGAAGCAGGCCCATGACGCGCCGGCCGGCGTCGGTGTTGGTCCCGTAGACGTCGTTCACCCGCGACATCTCCAGCAGGTCGGTCGAGAACACAAACGCACC